GCCACCAAACACGGTTTCGCATTCACAGGAGCGATTTTCAAGGACGACAAAACCGCCCCTGTGATCATGGTGGTCAGGAACACGAACGAGAAGAACCCCGCCGAAGTGTTTCGGGCCTTTGCTGATATCGTGGATGACAAGGTGACGGCGGGTGAGGTTGTGGAACATAGGGTAAATCCGTTAGCATAAGGAGAACAAATGAGCCGCGAAGACACCACCAACAAGAAAGGCAAGCCCCACCGCGACCGCAAGAATCCGCATGCGGCAAGTGAGTTTAAGAAACAAAGGCACGAGCGCAATGTGTCGCGCGGGCCTCAATCCTACTTCGAAGTAAGCAAGACATGGGTTCGTAATGCTATTCGACAGGAGGCAGTATGAGATCATTCTTCGGTAGTTTTTTCCACAGAGAGAAAGAGATTCCGCTAACCCACGAAGTCGCGTCCTTACGAAGCGAACTTACGTACTTGCGGAAAGAACTGGAAGGCTTCAACTGGTTGAGTAAGCAACGGTCCAATATTGGGTTTTCCGGAGGATACGGAAGCGACAATGTGACAATCTTCGTTCACGAAAAAGCTCCCGGTGCCGCGATCACGGCATATGTCTGCGAGCCCACATTTCTCGATGCTGTGAGTAAGGTCAGGCAGAAACTGGAGGTCCAATGAGCATGCAAGTTCTCACAATGACAGACAAGGCGCAACGCGACGAACTGTATCGAAAGTTGCGCGCGTCAGACGATCCGCTGGAACGCCAGGTCGTGAAGTTTTCCGGCGTCCAGCAGATTATGGAAACCGACCCCAAAACGGGTACAGACGTACCCAAAATGGTTACGATGCCAAACTACGCGGGACGGACCGGCCTCAAGCCCCGCAACTATCGATTCAAGACAGTCTACGAATCGACCTGGTCGGTGGCCTACCCATGCGCATAAGAGTCAACGTAATCCTGGCGATCGCCGGCCTGGTGTTGGGGGCTGGCCTAGTTTTATGCTGGCTCGCAGGGTGGGGGCTTTCGTGACGCGCCGCACTCTTATCATTATCCTGGCAGCCGTTCTCGTTTCGTTGCTGCTGTTAGGTGCCACGGTTGAATTGACCCGAAGGCTGATCGAGGCTATCTTCGGGTTCGGGCCAAAGTTGCAACAATTCTACAACATTGTGAGGCTAGCATGACACCGCAAGAACTAGCAGCGCTGCCGGAGGGCGCGCGCGTCAAGTTTGATTTGTCTCCGGACACAGACTACGACCGCGGTACGATCGATAGGTCTGGATCCATCTGTTGGATCACCTGGGATAATGACGAAGGACCCACCAGTATCATTGACACCAAGCAAGTTGGGTGGACCAAATTCATAGAGGGCATTTCGCTTGACGCGCCGGAGGAATGAATGATCACGTTGTTTGGTGAAATATCACTTACGTTGATTGAGCGACTGTTCCCACCGGAACTCGGCTGGATTGACGGCACTCTCGTCGGGGAACCGGAATTCGAAGAGCAAGGCTGGGCCGGCAACGTGCGCGAGAAGCCTTATCGTGATGGGATTGATCGAGTGTTAAAGGAGGGCCTGTGATCTTTGCCTTTGTGCGCCGCTTGTTCTTCGGAAGACCAGAGGTTAAGGCCGACCCGGATATTCAGTTATTCCGTGAGTGTAAATATTGCAGGCATTGTATTCGGTACGGCGCGGCGAACCGATTGACGGTACATCTGATCAGGGACCACAATTTTGAAGATGAGCACGCATACGGCGCCGTTCAATGGATACTGAAACACGTCGATGAGCTCAAGAAAAGCCATCGCAAAGGGTTATCAAATAGATCTTGACTCAGGCCCCGAAGTAGGTTATTCTAAATTCGAAAGGTAGGTTTTATGAAAGCAATGATTGGAATCGTACTCGTCGCGGCCTCGCTGCTTATGACAGCGAAACCCGCACACGCCACCATCACGGCTGGCGATCTGCAGGGATACTGTAAAGACACGGCAGCTAACCGCGAGGCCGGCAAGCCGACGGTGGCCGACGGCATGTGCCTTGGGTTTGTCACGGGGGTCCTTCAATTCCTCGACGAAACGCCAATCTTCCGAGTTGAAGGGCAATTTTACGGCCTACAACTCGTCAAAGATATCTCCAACGGCGACGCCATTATTCTGTTCGTAGACTACATGAAGACCCACCCGGAAGATGCTCGCAAATATGCGACAACGGGCGTAGTCTCGGCGCTCATGGACGCCAAGGTCCTGGCGATCGTCCCGGTTGCCGAGAACAGCACAACCCAATAGTTCCTCAATCCGGTCGCCCCGCAGGGTGGCCGAGTGGAGGTACTAATGAAAACGACCATCGGAGTGCTGATGTTAGCGGCGACCCTGGCCGGTTCCGCGGTACACTACAAAGGGCCGGATGCACCTAGTCCGATCTCTGTTCAGCGTGTGACTGAAAAGAGCATCAAGGAGGAAGTAAGACGTGAGCAAAACCAAAAGCAGATATGGCGCAATGTTAAAATTGCGGAGAGAGTTTATCGCCGGCTTGGTTGCCGGACGACTTACGCGGAAGCAACGGGAAGAATTGCTTTTGGGAACAATATCTCTGCTCGACTACTTGCGGCAGTTGTATTCGTTGAATCTTCGTGCAATCCGAACGCAGTTTCGAGTCAAGGCAGTATCGGACTCACCCAAACAAACTACCGTGTCTGGAAAGAACATACACGAAAAGAATATTTGAATCCTGAACTTAGTCTAGAAACAGGAGCAAAAATTCTTGCAGTATACATTCATCGTTACGGACTGATTAAAGGTCTTCACGCATACAATGGCTTCGGCAACCCGAGCAATGAATATGCCACGAAGGTTTTGGCCGCAGCAGGAATCGAGGTCAAAGAATGAAGCTTACGTGGCGAGAGATTGCGTTCATAATCCTGGCCCTGATTCTTACGGGCATCTGCGTCCACCAAGGGCAAACGATTGAGGAACAGAAAGCGATGATCAGAACTCTGTGGAGGGACTGTCAGTGAAAATCGTTTGGCAGAACAATCGTTTCGAAGTGATCGATGACAAACGAAAGGGAGAAGTGTATGACAACAAAGAAACTCTCAAGCAGCACGGCTTCTGGTGGGACGCGGAAAAGAAAGCGTGGTATCTCGTCGCAGGTGCTCGCCTTAGTGGGCTTCGTGGACGGCTACAGTGCACCATTTCGCCAGAAGCCTTCGGGCACTACAAAGAAGACGCGGACATTGCACAAAAATCAATAGATGCTTCGAGGGCGACGGATGCGGAGATTGAGATCCCACGCCCAGAAAATCTCTCTTATCTTCCCTATCAACGAGGAGGTATTGCGTACGCTTCTGCGCACCGGGACACCCTTTTCGGTGACGAAATGGGACTGGGAAAAACTATCGAAGCCGCTGGAACTGTTAACATGGACCCCACTGCCAATAGCATCCTCATCGTCTGTCCCGCCTCGCTCAAAATCAACTGGCGTCGCGAGTGGATCAAGTGGGACGTCAAAGGCCTCGAAGTCGCGATCGTCGAGGTGGGCCGCACCACCACGAAGTACAAGCAACGCAACAAAGTAAAAACAAAGATAGTCATTGAAAACCAGTTTCCGACGGCGCCAGTCATAATTATCAGCTACGAACTAATGGGTTCATGGCGGGCAGAGTTGCGCCGTGAAGAGTGGTCCGTGCTGATCGTGGACGAGTGCCATTATCTCAAGAACAAGAAGGCCGATCGTACCCAGGAAGTCTTCGGCCGCAAGAGAAAGGTCAATAAAGAGAAGCCCAACGGGAACGTTGTTGAGAAAGACGTCCTGGCCCCCATACCCGCAAAGCGCCGGTTGTTTCTCACCGGGACGCCATTCATCAATCGACCGTACGAGCTCTGGCCCTTGATTCAGGCCCTGGCTCCAGGCTTTGAGAAAGACGAGTTGGCCTACGCGAAGAAGTATTGCGGAGCCTTTCATAACGGTTTCGGCTGGGACTTTAGCGGTGCGTCCAACCTGGACGATCTGCAAACACGACTGCGCGCCCTGTTCATGGTGCGTCGGCTCAAGAAAGATGTGCTTAAGGAACTGCCGCCGAAACGGCGCCAGGTCCTGGTGCTCGAGTCCGCGGGCCTAAAAGGACTGCTTGAAAAAGAGAAGCGGACATATGACGAATACGCAAACGAACTCGGGGGCGCCGATATCGAAACCCCAGAATTTGGCGCCATGTCCGCTGTCCGGAAAGAAGTTGCAGTCGCAAAAATTCCGTTTATTGTCGATCATGTACAGGAGGTTCTCAAAGAGCAAGATAAAATTTGCGTCTTTGTTCACCACCATGAAGTGGTTGATGCTTTGCGTGCTGCCTTTGGGGATTCCGCTGTACATATCGATGGTCGCTCCGCAAACGAAGATCGGCAGGCTGCTGTGGACCGTTTTCAAACGGATCCTACCTGCAAAGTTTTTATTGGCACTATACGTGCCGCTGGTGTTGGAATCACTCTCACGGCAGCCAGCACCGTTATCTTTGGAGAACTCGATTGGGTCCCCGGAAACGTCAGCCAAGCAGAAGATCGACTCCACAGAATAGGTCAAAAAGATGCCGTCTTCGTACGACACCTAGTCCTTGAAGGAAGTTTGGATGAACGTATGGCTCAGTTGATCATTCAGAAGCAGGAAGTGATTGATAAAGCTTTGGATACCAAGGAGGCAGCATGACAGCCTTCCTGATGTGCGCCGGCGGAATTATTCTCTTGACAGCCGCAGTAATTGCGAGTAGCGTAGCAAAAAGGAGTCCTCATCGATGAGAGCAGAAACGCTCATAGAGATTCGATTGATCTGCCCGGTGTGCAAAGAGCCTGGGAAGCGCGTCGATTTCTTGGAGCCGGGTCGGTCGACGATCACCGACTGCGACGAGTGCGGTGCCTACATGAAGGTGGAGCGCCATATCAGCACCCTAGCCCCCTCGTTCGAAGTCGAGGTCCTGAAAGACAAGAAGCATAAGGTAATCGTTACCCTCCAGTCAGAAACGGATCCCCCGATCACCCTCAAGGTTGCGGACTGGGTTTGGCCAAGTCCTGACATTATGTTCTATCAGGATGCAAAGACTAAAGAGAAGGGCGCGCGCGAAATGACACCCGAGGAAACCTGGGAGGCGAAGCTATACTATTACAACGTCCACATCTGTCCTACGTCCGCGCTTCACTACGTTGAGGAAGTGATCTGCCAAGATGTTTCCGATCCGCATGGATTGTTTAGGTTTGTGTCCGTAGAATTTCCGAAGGAGGAAGAATGAAAGCAATCACACTGTGGCAGCCTTGGGCCAGTCTGATCATAGACGGCCGTAAGATAGTTGAGACGCGCTCAAGGCCTTGGTACTACGAAGGGCTCGTGGCGATTCATGCCGGCCGTCGCATCGACGATGCCGCCGCTATAAGGTTTGGATACAATCCCTTCACACTACCTGTCGGCGTAATTCTCGGAATAGTCCGAAAGACCGGCCTCTTTCATTTCGAACGGGCCTTGGAAGAAAAATTGTATTATGTTGACGACTATGGAGATTTCACGCCGGGTCGTTACGGATACCCCATGACTCTTGTCGAACGATTTTCCGAACCAATTCCAGTAAAAGGACACCAGGGATTTTGGGACTGGGAATACAAATGATTTTGGACATCTTGACAGTCGTCGCGATTTGTGTTATCGTTATCTTGTTTGTGGACGAGATTGCGGAAAGCAGGCACAAATGAATTATGGTAAAGTGTTTTCTTGGACGATCATTGGGCTCAGTTTCGCGGCCGCGATCGGCTACGCGTGCGCGGCTAACTGGCAGCGTGCGGCGTATTGGTTCTTTGCCGGATGTATCGCTGTGACTGTGACACTATGAAGATCAAGGAACAGGCGCCAATTTTCTTCGAGCAGATCCAAACGCGACAGCGTCACCCGGTGAAGCCTGCGACGCTGGCGGCGTATCGCGGCGCGCTCAACAACTGGATCGTCCCATCGCTTGGCGAGCAGGATATGGAGACGTTCGGCAACGGTGTGCTCAAGGCCTTCGTTCATAAGCTGGTCGTGCTGCGCAAGTCGCCGGCCACCATCCAGCAGATCGTCATGATTGTTAAGGCACTGGTCGCCTCCGCGGTTACGCCAGACGGGGATCCGCTATATCCCAAGACGTGGAATTCGCAGTTTTTGGACATTCCCGACATTGGCGTACAGCGATCGCCCACTCTTACCCCCGAGCAGCTTAGGGCGTCCCTGCGGTCCAAGTACGCCGCGCTCTACGCCTTCCTGGCAGGCACCGGCCTTCGCATTGGCGAGGCCCTAGCCGTGCGATATGGGGAAGATGGGGTCCACACAGCCTACGACCCCGAAAACGCTGTGGTGCGTGTCCGGACGCAGCTCTGGCGGGGTAAAGAGGGCACCACCAAGACCGAAGCCGGTGTCCGGGAAGTCGATCTGGACCCCCGGCTGAACGCCCTTCTACGGGGCATCATAAGCTTCCCGGTGACCCCTGGGCTCTACCACCTGTTCCACAACTCCGGCGGCACCGTATGGGAGTCCAGCCTGCGGACCTACAGCCTCAAGCCCTTGGGCATCCCGGGCTTCCACACCTTCCGGCGGTTCCGCATCACCCACCTACGGAAGGCTGGGGTGCCGGAACAACTGATCAAATATTGGGTTGGCCACGCATACAAAGCTGACATAACCGATCTGTACAGCCGCATAGATGAAGACAAAGAGTTCACGAAGTCATGGGCCGTCCGGGCGGGCCTGGGATTTGAACTGCCAGAGATAGAGGATCTAGATGCAACCACGAAAGCTTGATTAGGTCTTGACAAACAGGGAAAGTTCCGTATAATCGATCTAGGAGTGTGCTAAGATGGACAACGAACGTTGTGAGAAACACGGAGTCACGCGCTGCTCAACCTGCGCGTTTCTCGATGCCAAGAAGAACAAGACGAAGCCATCGATGATTCAGCCGTTGGTGATTGTCCCGCCTTCCACAAAGGTGGGGGTCCCACCGCCCGCATCACCACCGCCCTCAATCACCAATGCCGCCCCTGAGGATATTGAAATGATGGGCGCGACCGAAGTCCACGAAGCCCAGGCTGCCTACGACAAAGAACTGGAAAGCCTGCTGGAAGCCAAGGCGCGCCAGGAAGAGATCAACACCGCTCGCAACGCCGCTCAGGACATGGATTACACGGGGACAGAAGGGTCAGGGCAACCGCGGCCCGGGCCGCCAGCGCCCACGGCCTCCGGCTTCGACACGCTGCCTGTGGATGACTCTCATGCGTCCCAGGTAGTGCGCGCAGCCTCGGCATACGCGGACGCCGCGCGGGACTATGCGCTCAAGCTGGCCAGCTACACTCTGGCACAGGAAACAGCGCTGCGGGCCGCGACGCGATTGAACGATGCGGCTATCGAACGTGACTTGAGGGAGAAAGAACTACGGGAACTTGTAGGAGGAAAATCATGACGCTACAGGAACAGTTGAGGGGGTTGGTGGAGAAGTGGCGCAGGCGGGGATATTATTTTAAGAGGGCGGGTCTAGCGGATTGGGAGTTAGCTAAAGCAGATTCGATTTTCACTTGCGCCTCCGAGTTGGACGAAGTCCTGCTCGCCCAGCCGGCGCCCAGCAAGAGCGTCGAGAAACGATTGAAGGCACAGGGAGCGCCCAGCCAGCCGGTTGTAGTCCGGTCATGTCCCGGCCTGCTTTATCCAGACCAATGTTGCCTTGATATTGGGCATTTAGGGTCATGTGAATCAGATTATTTTCAGAAGAAGGCCAACGAAACGGGCAAGCCTGTTTATGTCGGTCCAGATAATCTGAAGGGCAGCAGCCACTGGAAATATCCGAAGCCAGCGCCCAGCCAGCCACCCACCGAAATGGGCCACATGACTACAGGCATGGTTCACAATGAGCACGGCGAGACACAGGAATATCCGCTTCACATAGGCTCGCAGTCCCAGCCACCCGCCACGGAGCCGGGGCAGAGCGAAGGAAAGAAATGATTGAACCAACTCTTGATTCGGTGGCCTTGGACTTCCTGCGGCAACTGCGAGCAAAAGGAATGAAGCCCGTGCCGGTCCAGCACGAGTCGCAGCGGGGCAGCGGCTACTTCTACCAGGAAGGCCGCGACGAGGAAGTGAAACGCATGGACAAGAACTTCAAGAAGAGCCGGTGGGAAACCCCGCCGCGGTTCGAACTCAACCCCGACGATATGCCGGACAAGTTTGTTCTCCAGCACAATAAGAAGTACTTCTACGGATTTAAGAATA